CGATAGGCTTTTTGCTGAGAAAGCTCGAAAACTCATGGTATAGAAGATTTATTATAGTGTATTTCTCACACTCTTATGTTCCCCGGTTTCGCTCGGCATAAGGCAGAGATAGGAGGCCAGGACGTCCTAACGATTTGCTGAGGATCGTGAACTCATGTTATGCTTTGCGTACTTCTAGCGTTTATCGTCAATGAACGGTTTGCTCCACAAGAGTTATCCGCAAGAGGAGATTGGTTATAAGCCTTAGCTAGAGAGAATAATTACAAAGAACAGGAATCAAAGCAGATTGCATTGGCCTCTATTTTGAAATATATTCGGCGGAAAGGCTTGCCTTGTCTGATTCAGAAATAATATTATAGCAAGATTAAGCTGTCAGTTCAAGTCTATTTTTTCAAATCTTAAACGCAACTACTAGTAAAATAAGCATTGATGATACGATCACGATTGGATCATTGCAAATACGCTCACATAGGTTCTTCATCTTCTATGCTCCATGTTAGTTGTAGTGCACTCATCCAAGTGTACCAAAAAATATTTATCTTTGGATCTGTGTAAAGATAAGTATTCTCGTTGAAGTCCATTAGAAATCCTGGATCATCTGTGCCTCTAATACATATCTTATACCAATTCTCGAACTTATCCTTATGAAGATTAAATTTCATGTTATGATAGTTATAATTACGGGTAGCATTATAATTGTAGCTAATACTACCCAAGCCATAGTTTCCAGTGAATCGTTAGTGATTTTCACCAATCGCCCTCCCCAGTCCCATCCCACTCGTCATCTTCTTTTATAGTAGCCAAGTATTCAACGGCTACATCCCTAATAAGATAACGTACTTCACTGTCGGGCATTGTAAGTGCTCCAACAAGTTCTTCAATAAGAAGGTTAGCTTGAGATAGCTGTGCTTCTAACCCTGTTATCTTTCTATCAGCAATCTGCTTTAGCATGTTTAACCTTTCTAGTGAATAGTTTCTTTGATCTAACTACTCTCAGCCTCCAGAGAGGATTTTGGCGAAGTTCTTTCGCCAGGTAATTTCTCTTCATTTTTGGCCTCCCAGATAGGACTCGAACCTATATTGACTCCAATTACTCGGCTACAGTTTAGAAGACTGTTGAGGTACTGAGAGTTATGTATGTTATTTACGTTTTGGTATATTACATCCAAGTGCTTTTGCTCTTTTCTTTATACCATTATCTGAATATCCAAACATTTTACCTAAAGCTACCCAACTCATTTTAGGTATTAGTTCATCTAATATTTCTTTCGTTATTGTGGGATCTTTTATATGTTCTGTATCTCTACATATAGTGCTACAGAACTTTGAATATTCTTTATCTTTTTTGAATTCCTTTTCACATCTAACACATATTCCGATACCTTTATTAGATGGATTATGTATCTTACAATGCTCACTACTACTAAGTATTTCTAGATTTAATATGCTATTATTTAATTTATTACCATCTCTATGATGTACGTGTTCATTGGAACCTAATATCCTACCCTCATATAATGACACAATAAATCTATGATAATAAACTCTACCAGAATTACCTGTAGAAAGTTCCGACTCTTTATCAATAAAATATTTATAACCTGTGCCTTTGTCTATTTTTAATTCTATCATAATTCTCTCTGTGAATTCATTTTGGTTTCCTTTCACAGTATATAAATATTATACAATAAAAGGAAAGCAAAATCAAGTCTCTATTTATTAGCGTCAAAGAAGGCTCTAGAAAAACCTAATGGAGTCATGGAACGTAATTCTTTAGTACGTTCTGACTTACCCCCGAGTCGCATGATCCAGGATCCTCTAGCACTTACTGGCTTAGGTCTTTTTTCTGGTTTGTTAAAGATGCCCCAGAGTCCTGTGCGTTTGGTATAGCATTCGGACTCATCATCAAGCCACCCTGCAAATTCGTTGGGATTAAAATACCAGGGCTTTCCAATAGCCGGACGCAATGTTGGTAGACGTCCGACTGGATTCTCAAGACACCAAAAGTGAGGATTATAATAATCCACCAGACTAAGTACTTTGTCCACCAATTTGAGTGATTCTTCTGTTCGTCCATCTTCGTCTTTTACCTTCCAATATTGAGCACCTGAACCAGCAAAATCTGTGCAAGGTGGGGCTGCCAGCACGCCGTAGACCTTATCAAAGGGAAGGTCCCAAGATTCTAGTGAAAGAACGTCGAGACCTAGCTTAATATCTACTTGATAAACATCGTAACCTTCTTCCTTATATGGACTACTCCATCGTCCACTATAATCAAATAAGCTTAGTATTGTTTTACATTCCATAGTGTTTATCACAAAATTTACAAGTATTTAATCCATCCGTATCTGGAATAAGTTCATATTCCCAATACCAGATTGAGCAGTTATCACATCGTGCTAGATCTTCTAAATCTTCTACATCATACTCTACATCTAATTCATTACATACTTCTAATATAGACCTGTTTGTTCTATATAGTGTTTCTGTTAAACTGCTCATGATAAGATCTTCTGTCCAGCTCCAAAACGTGTAGATAATACTAGATATACTTTATATGCTGCTTCGTCACTTTGCTTTAATGCTTCTAGTATTTGCTTAGCCATTACAGTAGGTAAAAGCTTTTCACCTTCAAATACCTCTCTAACTTCTTCAGAGTTCATTGAATTTGAATATATTTGGAGTTATTAGGTAATGGTAAAATCTTAGAAGCTAATACTCTAAGAATACCATCACCAATAGTAATCATGTCAATCTTCATTCCTGATTGGAATGTAAAGTTAGCATCAATATCGCTCTTAATACCTTGTCTAAGTACTTTCTTAGTAGCTAGAGGGTTTGTTACTGATTTGATATTTAATACATCATCTTCAAATGTACATTCTAAATCTTCTCTACGGAATCCAGGTACAGCAATGTCTAGGATTAGGGAATCATTATCACCTTGGATAATATCATAAGGGGGTAAGTTATAATTACGAAACATTTTTCCTCAAAGTCTCAATATGACGTTTAATATACCAGATACTCTTTTCTAAGTCCTGGATCTCTTTCTCAGTATCTGACATTCCGTTTTCTGTTTTGAAACCTGAACGCCAAAGGTACTTAATTGCATTTCCAATACAAAAGTTATAATGCTCTGTAATTGTGATGCACTCAATGCCTGCAGGATGTTTTAAATAGTGAGAAGGGGAGTTAACCCTGTCTTCTCCATCCCTTGTATTCTTCTCGTTTTCCATTAAATAATCTTGCCATTTCATTTTTCATAGTATTTATTGATAAACCATACTGTTTTAGATGTTTATTAATAAACTCCATAGTATTTAAAACCTCTACAATACCCTCTGTAGGGTGTATTAAATATCTTGAGGTACTCTTTGTACTTCTAATCTTAGAAATACTCTTATATTTTTCTGGATATTTATCTTTCAACCATTTATGGTTATCCCCTGAGAGTATCATTTGTATAGTAGAAGGATGGACGCCTGTTGCTTTAGATATAGAAGATAAAGAATTCTTAGTTTTATACAATAGGGAAAATACTCTTAATATTTTAATATTAGAGTATTTTGATGTAGAACCATTTTCACCTTCTAAAGGTTTTGGCTGTTTTATTTTACTATAATTAAATGGGTACTTTTCTAATAGCCAGAGATGGGTTAATCCCTTACTTATATCCCCTATAGTATCTGTTGATACTCCTGTTAATTTACTTATCTCTGTATTCCTAAGCCTTTTTGACCTAGTTATATATCTAAATACTTTTAATATTTGTATTTTGGTATATTTAGACCCACTAGCATTTAGACCATTTCCGCCAGAGTTTCCACAAGCAATTATATTTAGTTCTGTATTTAATTCTTTAGACCAGAATATTTCTTTATTATTTAATTCATTAATATTACATTCTTCTAGTATAATAAAATTGCAATCACTATCTTTATTGTATTCTTCCTGTAATTTTCTATTATAATGTATATTATTTTTTAATTCGTGAAAATGTCTATTTATTCGTTGTGATACATTTATAGACTGTCCAACATATACTTTACCAGTATTTAACCAGTATATAGCATAAATTCCTATCATTTTTACATTACTCCTCTCATAGTATAATTACATTATACTACTCATGCAAGCACTTGTCAATGATAAAAATTTTTATGCCTTAATTGGCATCATCTCTCATCCAACTATTGTGTTCATATAACAACTGAGCTTCTCCCTTGAATGGGTCTTTATATACTTGCTTTTCGTTTAATTTGCGTTCAAGTTCTGAAACTCGTTCCTGTAGTAGGAATAATTCATGTTGTAATTTCTCTAAGTCCATGATATGTCCAAATTGGTGGTCCTGGAGACTGTCCAGAATCAGTTGCGGCAGTAGTTTCTCGTAACAACTACCTTTCTATGTGGATCAGAGTCACACACACCGCAAACTAAAGAGCAACTCCGGCTAAGGAGAATCTTAGGCTCGGCAGGGTATACACCATATCGAACTTTAGCCAGTAAGATACAGCATCCAACCCAGGTTGCGCAAGAAAGCCACGAAGTGGCTATTCGCGCGGTTTTTGGTTGGTCGATACACCTTCACGCGCTTGAGTTTTTCGTCTAATTAGATGTCAAGTGCGAACACACCTAGAAAAGGATTTTAGCCGTGAAATCTGGCTATTGTGTACAATTTAGTCGCATGATTAGCAGTTTACGCTAAAATCCTTATCTAGTAGTGCTGGGTATTCGCTCCTACGTGAGCGAGCCTGGGTTAGTTTCTTTAATATTTCGCTAGTATTTGGTGTTCTTCCAGTAGAGCGACACCCTGCAATGTACATGGGTAACAACTCGTCCATTATAAGATTCTCTAGTTCTAAAACGTAGCTTCTATCAAACATAAAACTTTCCTCACTCAACAAATAATATTATACAGCAATCGTAGAACAAAATCAAGTCAATTTTTTAGCATCCCAAAAATCAGCTTGACTTTCAAAGCCTAAAAGAGTATAATATATATATTTTATAGGAGTAATATATTGAAATTAAACTTAAATGAAGTAACGCTAATAATCGTTGATTGCGTTAATACCCAAAGAGCAGAAAAATCCCTAGAACATAATAAGTCAATGGCTAAGTTTAGAACTGCTAAGCTGCTAACAAGTTTAGAGTCTAAACATCCTCAAAAGGAGACTATACCACATATAGGATCAATTGAGCAATATTCAAATTTTATGGTTAAAGAACTAGCTAATTACTTTAAGTCTAAGTATGTGCTAGTAGCGCAGTATGATGGTTTTATTATTAACCCAAGTAAATGGCAACATCAGTTCCTAAAGTATGATTATATCGGAGCCCCCTGGCCTGAGCAATTCCTTAATCATGGCTTTCCCCTAGAATACAATGTAGGTAACGGTGGTTTCAGCCTAAGAAGTAAAAAGTTGCAACTAGCGCTCCAGGATCCAGAGATTCAAGTAACTAGGCCGGAAGATGTTACTATCTGTCAGGAGTATAGACCCTACCTTGAGGCAAAATACGGAATCCAGTTCGCTCCCCAAGAAGTAGCTCAATACTTCTCTTATGAAAATCCCCCATGGGATATCGCTAAAGCATTTGGACAGCATGGCAATTATAAAATAACATGAGCACGATTGAAAATAGTATTGACTTTTTCTTAAATTTATGAGATAATAGATGTATATTAAAAGTCAAGGAATGAAAAAATGATTGGTATATATAAATTAAATTTTGAAGGATTGGATTGGGTGTATGTTGGTCAGTCTTTATCTATTGAAAGAAGATTATCTCAACATCTACTCTCTCTAAAGAATGTTAATTCAAATTATAAGCTGCAAGAAGCTTATGAAATGTGCGGAGAACCTACTTTAACAATACTGGAGGAATGTACTTCTGACGATCTTAATTTAAGAGAAGTTTACTGGATAAAAGAATTTGATTCTATAAATAATGGACTAAATTTAACTAGTGGAGGAGATAGCTCCGGTCAAGGATACGAGCATGCTAAATCTAAGTTTACTAGAGAGCAGCTTATAGAAGCTTTGGAATTATTAACTCATCCAGAGTACACAATGGAACGTATATCTGAAATAACGGGAGTATCTAAAAACCAGGTTCATTCTATTTCCAAGAAACGCTCCCATGTCTGGTTACAGTATGAGTTTCCTGAGATGTATGAAAAAATATCTAAAATACTACGTAACATGCATGGTTTTGAAGAAGATTTAGAAGTTACTGTAATATCTCCGGAGGGTTTAGAATACATAATTACTTCACCAAATCAATTAACTAAAAAACTAAATGAGTCGGAAGCGTTTAATGCAGGTATATCAGAATTATTAAATGGTAGAAGATCACATTATAAAAAATGGATTCTTAAAGGTAATGAACTAACAAAATATTATTTTTTAAGCCCAACTGAAGAAGTATATGTGGTTTTAAATAGAGGATTAAAAGCTTTAGCAGAACGTTTCCAACTACATAGAACATCCCTAGCTCTAATGGTTAAAGGTCAGCAGAAACAACACCATGGCTGGACACTAATTTCTAAAGATGAGGTAAATAATTATAAATTGGGGGACTAAAATAATTATCATTGACACTAGCCTCCATAAACTGCTATAATATATTATAAATTGAACTAAGAGTTTAATTTACCGAGGTGTTGAGGATTTGGAAAATTCTAAAAGCCCTTGTTCTCTTCTTCAAATTCTAAAAATGAGAAGAACGGAACGAGACTTGAGCTTTTCAGACATTTTTCTAAATCCGACGACGATCTCGGTTATATTTAATGAGCTTGCCCAAATTGTATATATTGGTTTTGAATAAACAAATTTTTGATGTTTTTGAAAGGAGGGTATTTTTGCCTTCTTTTCGTTTTTGAGTGGCTATAGCACCTGCCGAAAATACCACTCCCACCCACTAGTAAAGGAAATACAAATGTTTCAACCAAGAATCCAAACTATTAGCAAAAAAGAACTAAAGCATATCCCCTTCCAGTTAGTTTATGAGGATGGTCGAGAGGGTACAGATCAAAGAAAGGCCTTTGCCAAATACTCTACTTGGGCACTTCCGCAGGCCCTAGCTTACATTGGAAGTTGGAAAGCTATAAAGAACGATGAAGGTGACTATGATGGAATTCTTACTGTTAGACATGCATTAAAGTGCTCAGAGGTAGGGTCAGATTGGGAAAAAGGATTGATGTATTATTTAACATCTCATCCTAGAGGTCTAATTATTCCAGCTGGACTTAAAGCAACATCTAAAGAGATGCTACCTTTTAGCGCTCTTGTTCCATTATTTCTAGCCGCATTTAAGAAATATCAAGATATTCCCTACTCTAGTTGGACTAATTTTAAGGGATTGATAGATCAGGATCTATATAATGCAATGCATGCTGAAATTCCACAGTATACTGTTGATGAATTACTAGAACGTAGGGCAGAAGGTTCTACAGTACGTTCAGGAGATAAAGCTGGTACTGTTAAGAACCCTATTAGCACTACTTCAATTATTAAAACCAGTGATGAGGAATTTGATAAGCTTCCTAGGCTAGCTAAGATTATGTTATGCCAGGTATGGCTAGCACATCCAAGTATTAGAAATAGTTATATGATTTTAGATCCTACTGATTGGGATAGCATGCCAAAACCACTCATTAGTGATCAAGTATTTACAGAGAAGACTACCGAAAAAGACGTATGGGATGAGTAAAAATGAAATACACAAATGACATAGTCACTAAAATTGTAGAGATGTACGAAAAAGGGACTACCTCAAAAGAGATCGCAGATGAGCTTTCTGCATTGCACTCTGTAGAAGTGCCAGAACGCTCAGTTATAGCAAAGCTGAGTTCTTTAGGTGTTTATAGACGAAAGGAGTATTTGAACAAACGTGGTGAAGCTCCAATTAAGAAGGAAGAATATATTGAACGAATTGCAGATTTACTTGATATTAGTGTTGATCTACTTGAGTCTATGGAGAAAACCACTAAAGCTGCTCTGGTTCTCCTGGAAGCACGAATTAAAGATCTAAAGACTAGTTAATAAAAAAGGGAAGCTATGAAAGTAGACTTCCCTTTTTCTTTGCTTAAATGGGTAGACGTAAAAAAGCCTGCTCATTTCTGAGCAGGCTTAGTACATATTTATAATTGACACCTACTCGAATATGCCGCGATGTAGGGTCAATGGATTTTCGTTATCCTCCTTACGGTATCTAGACATATTCTCTCTAGACCTGAGATTTCAGAGACTAACCTGAGTAGACTAGTCTCTGGGCAAATCAGACTGCGAGCACTTCGAGTGCTTCCTTGGTCGCCTTTTCAAGCGAAGCCAGCACATAGGCTTCAACCCCGTACTTCTCGGCGATCTTAGCGACCAGATCGGCCTTGGTACCGCGCTTCTCAGCAGCGGTTTTCGCCTTAGCGGTGTAAACGCCCTCGCGGGACAGCTTAGCAACCACCGAGCGAACGGACTTGCCAACAGCAATCGCCAGTGCTTCGACGGATTCACCGGCTTGGTAGCCAGTAACGATTTGTTCGGTTTGTTCAACGGTGTAGTTCTGGATTTTCGCGTTCATAGTTCAATTACCTTTCTAGGTGAGTGGTTTAGATTGGCTTCGCTTTGTTCTCTCAGCCAATGAAGATATTATACGCTTGCCAAGGTGTAGGGTCAAGATCAAATTTTTTGCGCCATTGCAATACTCTTTAATCTCTCAGCCAATGAAGATATTATACGCCCAACAACTGTGTGAATCAAGACAACTTTTTTGAATCTTCAAGCTACTATGGTATCTACAACTTATATAGCATAGTTAGTAAGAGTTTTTGCTACGGCTCGCAGTCGTTGCTGCGTTGTTTTAAGGGGTCTCATTGCCCCCCTCTCACACTATGAAAATATTATAGCAATTCCAGGCGCAAGCCTCAAGTGTAAATTTTTGATGCTTATTCTCTTTGCTCGGAAAAGAAGCCGTTTTTTATGCCTTAAAAATTAGCCACCTCCTCGAGAATTTTTGCTATAAGTCCCTTTTGCACCAAAATGCAAGAATTTTTTCAATTTATTGCGCTCTAGTGCAAATTAACTGCATATTTCTCGAATTAACCGCAATTATGTTCATTTAACCCCAATTGCGCCAGGCTGCTCGCGAAGCGAGCTGATTGGCGAGGCCGGGTTTGGACTGCGAAATTTTGACACTTGACTCAGCTCGCGGCCGGCAGGTGTGAAAATATACACTTGACACAAAGCTTTTGCACTTGCTATAATGGGCGCGGGACCACTGAGTTTTTGCACTTGATTTTACCACTGGCGCAGGAGCGCGCTCCTGCTATATAAGCTAACGCTTATATAGGTTAGTGAGTGCTTACTCTCGGCATAAGCATTTGCTAATATTGCAAGCATTTGATTTGATTGGTGAATTTTTGAGGGCAGAGGTGAAAATAGTCTTTACAATCAAGAGGTTAGCCCGGCCTCCACCTAAGTCCTTGATTTCAAAGGCTTTTTTAGTTAGTGAGTGCTCACATGCTATGTCTTATATAAGATAGGTCATATGTCTTATATAAGACCCAAAACCTGGACGAAAAAAAAGCCTACCAAATTGGTAGGCTTTAACGGTCTATTCCCGACCGCGCCAGTAGGATTTTCACGCTACATTTCCGACCATCCTGGTCGGGTATTAAAAATTATACGATAGCGTTTTATTAGTAGGTCAGCCCATCAGTATTAGTAATGGGCTTCCCTTTGCTATTTATCCGTCGATTGGCACGGAATTTGCCAGAGCGGAGAAAATCTTAGCCAAAGCGGTTTTATTCGCTTTCGTCAGAGATTCGATCTCTGCTTCGGTGAGTTTCAGGACGGAACCGATAGCGTCAGCCATCGAATCCTTTTTAACGGGCTTTTCACCCTTTTTCGTTTCGTAAGTCTTTGAAACATAAACCTTTTCACGGCTCAGTTTCGCAACAACAGAACGAACGGTTTTACCGAATTTTTCGGCAAACATGGCAACGGTTTCAGCCGTCGGATTCGCAACATAGGCCGAAACCAATTCAGCGGTTTGTTCGACAGAGTAATTTACGGTTTTGATAGCAGGCATAATAATCTCCATTGACCTAGTGGAAGGAATCAGATTTCGCTGGTCATTCGTCATCTGATGTAAAACATTTTACTCGCAAAGATCGGGGAAGTCAAGAGTTTTTTGAATCTTTTTTGTTGCTGTCTCGTCATCCAATAAAAGAATTATACGCCAGCCGAACCCAGGAATCAACATGAAAATTTCTATCCTGCCATTAGCCAGGTTTATGTGCGAATGAGAATCATTATCATTACGCCCATAAAATCTTTTGATTTGACTTTTAAAAAGTCCTTTAGAATCAAGGGGTTACGGGGGCCCCGCCCTAAGTCCTTGATTCTTAGGGCCTTTTTGGTTAGTAGTTACTAACTTGTCACCAGCATATTGATATGGCATTCCATATTGTCATTGTCATATTCAATATGATTAAGATCAAATGTTATTGAGGTATCCCAATCAGGGAATTGATTTTCTAAAAATCTAAATGTTTTAATATCAGCAGATGCAATATTATCAGCAAAACCATTATCAATACCAATTTCATCATAAGAAACAACGAGTTTCATCATACAATTTCCTTTATAGAGTAAAAGCCATTTGATTTATTAGCAACCTGTTTAGCCAATCGCTTAAATTTACGACCATGCATGTGTGAGGTTTTAACCGTTTTAATATCGCTTGCCAATCTAGCATGGATCAATTCATGAATTAGTGTAGCGAAAAAATCCTTATTATCTTTATTAGTTAATTCAGATAACAGAATATAAAAACCATCAGATTGAGTATCAGGAATGCACCAGCCTTTGTAGCGCACCATTTTATTAATCTTGATCCTGATAATATCTATATTATGCCATTCCATCATATGACAGAAGTCATACGCGAATTGCATAATTTCTTGTTCTTGAGTTTTCATTTTCTCAGGCTCATTAATCTATTAAATGCCCATTCCCTGAGTTTATAAGGAATGGGGAAATTAGTGTGAAACAGGTAATAAGCGATTAGATTAGTCATTATCAACAATTTCCATTGTCAATTGTGCTTTATACCATCTGCATTCTTTAGTATTCCAATTAGCAATTAAAATATTCTGACCGTTTTCAAATTCAGCAGTATTTTGCATGCAATAATTTAGAGCATCAGCAATTGAAGCGCAGGGATGATCTAAAAGCGAGCATTCATCAAGATATATAAAAGTATTAGAAAGTTTAGACATAATTGATTAAACCCCAAATATTAACAGCAGTAAAGAAACCCCAAAGGGTAATACCAGAATTATCTTTTCTCATAATGCTAGTATAAAGACAAGCCATAGCACCAATTAGAAAAGAAACATATCCGACAAATTGAAAGCCATTATTAGCGGCAACGAGCACCGAGCCAATAATACCGCAAATCGTACCAATCCAAGCAAGCATTTTATTTACCTTTTCTTTTAACATGTACATATTATGCGCCATTCGTTTTCGCTTGTCAATCTCTGTTACAATTTGTTACAATTAGCCAGGAGAAGCAAATACCATACCAGAAAAAGGTCAATAAAATCAATGAGTTAGCCAGGCCCCGCCCTAAGTCCTTGATTCTAAAGGCTTTTTTCTTGCATCTGGCATAACCTGGCCGCATAGAATTTTTCTATGGGTATATATTAAAAAATACGGGCATTTTAAGCCCGTATTTTAAGGATATTAATTAATCCCCAAAATTAATTAGCAAGTATTGACCTGCAGGAATATTAGATTTAAATTTCCTTTCAAAATGCCAGCAATCAGATTCTATTCCATTATGAGAGTATTCTTCAATAGAAATATTTTTAGTTAAATGTTCCTCATAAGGATCAAATCCAATAATATCTAATTCGGAATTCATCTTATTAAGCATTGCAAGTAGTTTTTTAATTTTCATATTTTAATTAAACCCCTTTCGGGGTTTAAGCCTTATAATGATCTTTTAATTGAAAAGCTTTCCAGTTATAAGCAAAGCCAATATTCTTTTTCCAATTACGTTTTTTAAGAGCAGCAAGTAGAATGGGCATTTCATATAATTGTGCATCTTCCATTGCAGTATGCGGTTCTTCAGAATAAGAGCCAGTAACATAATGCGCCATTATCTCGGCATTGGTTTTAATTGTCATATTACCGAATTTAGTTCGATTACCAAAATAATGATTTTGCATTATAAAGTTCTTATAATCTTTTTTAGTTCCAAAAATCTGACAAGCCAGATGCCAAAGGCAAAAACGGGAATTAAACATAGTAAGATCAATTCCAGTATTAGCACATTTACCTTGATCGAATGCGATATTATAAGCTGTAAGAGTAGGATTATATTTAGCGTTAACTTTTTCAAGCCAGCGATTAATCGCATTTACTGATGCTACCATACGGGTTCCATTATCAATCATTTTACCATAATTGGCTTTTTTAACGGAAGCATATGATTTAGACCAAAAACCGCTTTTATCGGTAGAATCAGAAAACAATTCATTTCCTAATTCTTCTTTTACGATAATCGCACATTTAGTAACGATATTACCATTGCGATCACAAACCAATGCACCAAAATCATAAACCGTATCTTTATTAGTGGTTTCAGTATCAACAATAAGGAAGTATTCTTTTTTAGCCATTTTAATTATTCCCTATTTTAACAAATTTATTAAAAAATTTTTCTGCATTATTTTCAACATTATAATCGTCGAATAAATTATCCATTCGATTAATTAGATTAATTATATCCGTATAATTCTCAATACATAATTCCTCATAAAACATATAATCGTTTTGTTCCTCTATAGGTTCCGAATATAAATTCCAGAAGCAATCTATATCTGAATTAAGTAGTGATAAATAAACTTTCATAATTAATGCCCTTGATTTGAAGGAATATAAACGCCTGTAATATTAAAATAATCACAAACCGCTTTTAGATATGTTGTATTATCTTCGTAAAATGTAAAAGCTGCATTTTTGAAGTTTTTAAGGTTAAAAAACTTTTTCAGTCCATTGATTTTAAGAGTTCCTCCGGAAATATTATCACCGTCTTTTCTGGAAATAATATAATTGGGTTTTCCCAGTTTTTCAGAGATAAAGCGATAATCTGCATCACGCAAAACCCTTGCGGTTGCGATAATGACATAGATTTCCTTATCGGTAATATCACGCTTATATTGATCGGCAAGAGGAAGCAATTTATCCTCATAAGCTAAATGCATATTAGCATTCCAAAAATCCAGATCAATCTTTTCATTTCCATTAATATCTTTAATCGTATTATAACGATGGGTAGAATCCACGATGGTTCCATCCATATCGTATATTTTAACCTTTTTAATTGCCATTTACTTATTCCTTATCCTTAGTTGATGTAGCTATTCTACACCCAGGGAATTGACAAGTAAAGAATTATTTTTCAAGTAATTTTTATTCGCCCATCAGCCAGGTTTATTGCTTTCGCCCAGGTTTAATCCGCCAGTATATCACAAAACGCCCACCTACCCAATCAAATGTTTTTATGCGCCCATAAAAACATTTTGCTTGCATCCCACAATTTTCTGTGGTAAAATTGGCGCCGGCACCAAAGTGGTGCGTTCCCTGGCCTAAAGCAAAGACCATACCCAATAAAAGCCTTATAAATCAAGGGGTTAGGCCAGGGCCCGCCCAAGTCCTTGATTCTTAAGGCCTTTTTGGTTAGTGGTTACTAACAATTATGACAACCAGCTCAGTGATAATGAGAATGCTTATCATAAAGATTATCCCTAGCATTATTATTTCCTTTCAGCCTGATATTTAGTTTGCATTGTATGACAACGCTCTCCATTTACGCTCATTTCCTTTAGTACATATTTCCAGCCTTTACCGTGGCCTTTATCACCATATAAACGCCATGCAATAATATGGCACAATTCATGCGGAATAGTATCAACCTTAAAATATTCCATATTATTAGTCATAAGATAACATGACAAGTCAATAAAGTCATGCATATAAAATGCGCGTCCTGCCGTGGCAGTAAGCCTAGCATTCATAATAATGGCAGGACGTTTGCCAATGGATTTAGTAAATATGCCAAATGCTTTAAGCCAAAAGTCGTTTGTTACCTGTTCGGCTACAGCTTGAAGCATTGGAATGTCATATTTCATTTTTGCTCGCCTTGTTTTTGATAACCATTCCAACAGAAATTATTATACAGCACAACCCTAGCATTATTATTATTTACTTTTTTACGGGAGGCATTCTTAACCCTTAGTGCATTAGATATTTTTTGTTTCTGTTCATTAGTCATATTAAGCCCCAAAGATTAAAACCCAAAGATAGTCACCATTACGCATATTAGAGGAATAATAGCTATCTTCCATTGCTTGCTGATGTTCCCAATTCAGGGATTGATTATAAGTATATTGATAGTTGATGAACATTTTAGGAATCTTTCACAACAGAGAAAACGGTTTTGATAATTTTGCCCATGCGCTTTGCAGCATTGACAGTTATTGTATTCATATGAACGGAAATTGTAAAGGCTGTATTGTATTCCATGTTACGAAAAACAACCTTTTCATTTTTGCCATTTGAAAGTATTACGTTGAACATTTTGCTTTCCTGTTTTCTTTTCCTGTTCCGATGATTGAAGTATAGACCTATGCGCCAGGATGTCAATATATTTTTGCATTGTTACATCTTGTTACAATTAAACGCTTGACAGTTACCCAGGATAGTGATAAAATTGGCGCCTACAGCAGGCTGGCATGATACATGCTAAGGCAAGTATCATACCAGAAAAAAAAAGCCTTTAAAATCAATGAGTTAGCCAGGCCCCGCCCTAAGCCCTTGATTTATAAGGGCTTTCTAGTTAGTGGTTGCTCACCTATCCTGGAATACCTGATTCAGATGCTCAAGTATCTCAGGCAACAGCCAAACGAGAACGGTTATCATTATCCAAAAGTACATTGTCATTATCCTATATGGTTATGCAAGGGGCATATGCCCCTTGCATTGTTGATTATGCAGATTCAATAACCGCAACCACCTTTGCAAGCGCAGTCTTATTAGCCTTTGCAAAGCTAGTAGCTTCAGCTTCAGTCAAGCCACACAGCTTAGCCAGTTTATCCGCAAGCTCATCCTTTTTCACGACAAGCTCACCAGTCTTAGTCACGCGAGCCTTAGCCTTATACACGCCCTCACGCGACAGCTTAGCAACAACAGAGCGAACGCCCTTACCTACAGCAACCGCGATAGCTTCAACAGCCACGCCAGCCTGATAATCAGCAACGATAGCAGTCGTTTGCTCAGGAGTGTAATTCACGTTAGTTTTAGCAGTCATTTCGTTTTCCTTTTCTCAGAGTGTGAAACAATTATAAATCAAATAAGTTCAAGTGTCAAGAAGTATTTTTAGTTAAGGTGTTTCTTTGCCCATTCCTTGACAGTGTTCAGAGCAACACCAAAATATTTTGCTACCCATACAGCTTGCTCAACGCCATGCTGTTGCGCTATGCTATCGAAGTATGATTGTTCCATTGTACCTTGACCGCTAGAGAATTTCGATTCAGACCACATTTGCTTATTCCTTATTGCTTATCCAATGAAGTCATTGTACGCTTACCATATAGAATGTAAAGCAAATTGTTTTTAT